TACATATCCTATTTCAACATATCCTGGTTGAATATAATCAGTTTCGCTATCATCATTAATTACTTCTATCGGTTGTACAACTACAACTGGATCATATAAATTTCTTCTCTCATATAAATTAGTTGAAGAAATAAATTTAAATCCTAATTGAGATGTTGCATCTCTACTACTATTTAAAATTTTTGTCAAGGCGTTAGTAAGTTGTGGGTTAGATAACCTACCAAGTTTATCTAATAGTTGAAATATAGGTATGTTTTCACTTTTAGCTTGCCCTAATAAAACTTGACTCACAGTCTTTGCTGCAGTTAGGCCAAATCCTCTCTGTTCAAAAAATCCAACCGTAGCGTCATAGTCGCTTTGGTTCACTTCTAAGCGTTTGTTAAAATAATTATCAAAAAATTGTATAACTTTTTGGGACGAATTTAACTGCGTATTTGGCAAAGCCGGCATTTTTTATCCTTAAAAAGTTGGAAAACTTGTATTTGGCACTCCTGACACAGAGGCTTCTATAGTATCTACCAAAACGTTTGTTGCTAATTCTTTTGCTTCTTCGATTACACCATCAACTGTCAATTTGGCTGTATTTCTAACTATATTTATTCCTGCTACAGTTGCAGCAATAGGATTATTAAATCCGATTCCTGTTGTAGCGTAATTAAATAGATCAACGCCTCCTGAAAGAACAGCTCCTAAAGAAGCTGTACCGCCGCCTAGCATAGAGTTAGGGCTAGCAATATAATCGTAGTGTGCAAAATCTCCAAAACCTTTTGGCGCTATACCATCTCTTACAGCTCCTCTTTCTACCCACACACTTTCATAGGCAACAGTAATAGAATTTTCATTAATCTCACTTCCAGGGCTAGAATTAACATCTCCATAATTCCAGTCAGTAATTAAAGGATTTACTAGTGTAAAAGTAGTATAGGTTTTCCTAGTTAATTGACTTATCTGTATGTTGTTGAAAAAGGGGTCTGTTATTCCTCTATGTAACCCATATACCCATGCATTACGTTTTGCATTTTTATATGTACTATCTTGATAATTTCTTTGGTATGCAGCCTTAGTCGACGACGATGTCCCATAATTGCCATCCATAAAATAGTATCTATAATAAGCTTCAAGTAATCCTCCAATTATGCCTTGATTATCATCATGGAATGTAATAGTAATTGGATTATATGTTAAACCAGTTTGAATATTCTTCGTTCTATTATACTTTTTCTTTGTTTCAACATTAGCAGTAAAAGTTGGCAATCCTGCGCTTTTAACGAGTAATCCAGCTTCTATAGTGTGCTGCTTTTTATCCCATGTAGGTAGAACGGCAGCTAGGGCAGGTGAAAAAGAGAAATATACATGGTATAGGAATTTAACTTTAGGTGATAATCTAAAATCATTCCTAACAAATGTCCTTGAAGCATGGGCAAAATCGCCCATGTGACCTTTAGGATTTGTAATTCCATTAAATAGTGTTTCAGCGTATGCCCAAAAATCCAATATTTATCCTTTTACTTATGAACCAACGCCTGATATTGCAGCACCTACTGTTCGTGCTACTGTAGTGGTTAATCCGCTATCTGAAATAGCATCGGCTACTATAACATTATCATATCTTACAGTCATGCTTATTGTAACAGGTTGTGACTCTGCATAATTAAATGAATTGTAATTTACACTCTCAACATAACAACCTATTAAATCGAATTCATCAAGAATGCTGGGACTATCCCCGGTATCAGTGAAATCCTTGTTATTAGCACCATTTAAAGCTTGTACTTTCATCCTAAATTTATAATCTGCGCCTGATGCTGCAGAGGATTGCTCAAAAAAGTCAAGTTGTTTTGTTAACTGTTCACCAATTAGTTGCTGTACATTATTTTCTACATCATCTCTGAAATTGATTGTGATTGGTTCCCAATTATGCTTACCTGCTAAGTAAATCCTAGAATTGTATGCGTCAACAGTAATTTGGTCAAAGCTAAGGTTAGGTCGAGTAACATCTATTACATGCTTGGTAACCTCCTTTTTCTTTTCTACTGAGCCTGTAGCACCAAACGAAGTAAAAATCACTCTAAATCTATATTGTAATTTTGGCATTAAAAGTCCAGTGCCGGCATCTGTCGGGGTACCGATAGAATCTCCAATTGGCACTGTCATCCCATTTAAACTTGCAACTCCCATTTTTTTTCTCCTTTAAATTCAACCAGATATTTCACCGGTATTTTTTATTCTTAATGGTATATAAATAAACTCTATTGATTTAACCGGTTCTACAGCAACATCAATATAAAGTTCGCCTCTGTCTATTCTTGCAGGTGTATTATTTGATGAATCGCACACTACAATATAATCATAAATTGCTCTTGTTGCAACTAAATCTAGCAAAATAGCCTCAACTCCTGTTATAACTTGGTCTCTTGTTTGAGCATCATTTGGTTCAAACAAATATGGCTTTGTTGCAATTTTCAGCTGTCTGCGTAAAAATATTATCATACGAACAACATTAATCCTGTCTAATGCACTTGCAGTAAGCTGTCTAGTTTTTTGGCCGTATGCCATTAGTCCTGCTCCTGTTACAAATGTAATCGGATTTATATTATTTGAATACAGAGTGTCTCTTAATCCTTCGTTAAGAGCTATTGGTTTGAATTCACCTTCAGCAGTTATGTAACCTGTAGATGATGCATTTGTAATATTACCTCTACTTACTCCGGCAGGAGCAAACCATGGATATGAAACCTGATCGCTTAGGGCAAGTGTCCTAAGCATCATATGACTTGATGGGACAACTACATTATTACCAAAATTATCACTTGTATATCCAGAAGGATAATACATTGCTATGTATGGATCAGCTGTAACAACTCCATCAATTCCGTCTTCAGCAACAACATTTACGTTGGTACCCCAGTTATTTAAAACAGTTCCATTTGGTTGTAGTCTATATGGTGTATCACCGACTATAAATGCTGATAATCCTCTATCATAATTCAAGTTTATTAATTCATTGTGTAATTCTGGATACCCTGGACAAGCCATTAAATTAAATACCCTAGATTCGTCGTCTCTAATTTCCTCATTATTATTAACCATTGCTTGCAATCTTTGTACTACAACTTTACGTTGAGCGTGTCTGCCAAAAGTACCAGCTCCGTCTAGTCTATTTCCTGACTCTGTTTGCCATCTTGCTTCTACATAAGCTGACATGGATTCGTTGCCATATCTTATATTTTTTTCTGCAGTATCTATTGCATTTTCTACATATTGTTTTACATTAAATCCACTTCTTCTAAGATTAACTAATAGCATTCCTTTTGGATAAAGTGCAGGATCTGGGCTGTCAGGATCTACATAATCTGATAAAAGCAAATCTTCAATATCACCTGGCTTGTCACTGTTGGCTCCTGCAGTATTAAAACGAGCATCTGCAAAAAGTACACCATCCTCTGTTGTTTGATCCGTAGTATCGATAGCAAACCATCGTTTTTTTATAGGTAAATCAGTTCTTAAACCATTATACTTGTAAATTTTTAAGTATTCGTCTATTACTGATGTATCAATCCATAGATCTCCTGTAACTAATTCTGTTTGATCTGTTTGTAGCAATGGAACGGTTGCACTTACAATAGGTCCTGCAGGATCTGTTTTACTTCCTGCTACTGCAGAGTAATAAGGACTTGGTACAGTAGAAAGACCTGACGTTCCGTCATACTGATAACCAACAAATGCGTCACCATTGTGTATTAAAATATCTACTTGATCTACAATAGAACTGTACCATAATTGTCCATCTGCGGTAGGTCCAATTGGCTCGACATCTGAAGCAGTGTAATTCATTGTTTTCCAATACGACGCTTGTAATCGTGAAGGATCACTGGTACCTTGTTGTAAATATAAATTTACTGTACCATTATTACTATCCACATAAGCAGAAAATCCTGCTTCTGCCCAGGCATTGTCATTGTCGTTTATTCTAATGTCTCCTCCTTGCGAATGGAAAACAACTAATCTATTTTGATCGTCTACACTTGCGCTCACATTAGGCACATTTGCATCATTAATAGCTCCTGCCATTAATAATGAATCACTTTCTTGACCTTGTGGGGTAAATGAAACTGTTACAGGAACTGAAAAGTTTGCAACTGTAGCATCAGTAGATGACAAATCAAATGTTAATGGTCCGCCTGTAGTAAAAGATCCTGCAATGATTCTTTGGCCAGTAATCGCAGTTGTACCAACTCCGTTTCTTGAAAAAAGTTTTAAAGTTGCTGTAGGTCTTAAATCTCCGGCAACATCAATTAGTCCATAGACTGTGCCTGCTAGTAGGTTTTTACCGCCGCCGGTTCTATCTAAAGAATAAAGTGCTTCTTCATTTGATTTATATATCGGTACATCTACAGGTTCCCATGTTGCTAAAACTTCGTTGTATTTTGTAACAACAATATTCATACCTAAATTTGGAAATGTAGTTTTTAACCATACGCTACCTGTTGGTCTTGGTTCTGATCCTGTTGCTTTAAATTCAGGAATTTGCGTGTGAGTCGAAACATTTAATTTAGGAACATAATAAACTGCAGACTGGTTAGATCCTATTCCAAGTTGAGCCATAATATCATATGTATTATTTGTTCCTGTAATTGCAACACTATCAATGTTATTTCCTAGACCGTCAGTTCCATCTGAATAAATTGCAAGTCTCCCATCTTCGTTTGCTGCAAAAATATTTCCAGCTACAAAAACTGTGTTGATTGCAAGAACTACAGCGTCTAAATCTGAGCCTGCTGGAATACTCACCGTTCCGCCGGCAATTGTTAAATCTTCTGTAGCATTTGCTGGATTCGCTGTGTAAACTACATCACCAGTTACTACAGGCCAACTTTTAATCCAAGCATCACTACCTACTAATACCCAATTACCACTTTTATTTCTATAATAAATTCTATGCAAAGTAGTAGTTGCAACAACTGCATAGCTTCCTACACCCCCTACTGTTTTATTAGGAGCGGGTAAATCAGATCCATTTGTCTGTAATGAAGCTGCCTCATCTAATAATGTTTCGTCTGTAATTATAATTATTTCCTTAGATTCAAATATTTGTCCTCCAGTTATTAGACTACTACCATTCCATTCTGCTACGCCATAACGAGAAATACTTGTATCTAACCAAAAATCTCCGTCAATAGGATCTGCTCCAGGAGCAGTTGCTGATGCTTCTAATTGTGATAAATCTAGATTAGCTCGCAGGACATATGCTCTGTTAGCAATGCCTAAATAAGAATATGCAGCATTTAATCCATACTCGTTCAACTCTCCGCCATGAATTGGATTGTTACTTGTATCAACTTTAAAGATTGGATCTCCAAAAGTATCTACAAGATCTCGTTGCGATGTTATTAAATATGGCGTTTCTGCGTTTGTAGCTAGGGTTCCTGCTGCAATTCCTGTTCCGCTACCATTAGGTTTATTTGCTGCTGTAGCGATAAAAATACAAGGAATCGTTCCTCCATCTGCTGGGGTATAAAAGCTCTCGTCTACTACACTAACTTCTACACCTGGTGATACTAATGCCATTGTTGTCTCCTTTTTGGCTTATAACTTTTTTTACTAAAAGTATTTATTTGTTTTTGTCAAAAAAAAATTCAAAGAAATTGTAAAAAAAGGGGGAAAAAGGTTGCTAAATATTTTATGAGACCATTGTGTATCTGCGGAATGAGGGCGGCAGCCGTAAATTATAAAAAAAATAATAAAATATATTATAGGAAAAAATGTGAAGTTTGCTTGAAATCTAATAAAACGGCTGTAGGAATTCCATTATGGAAGATAGCAGGATATATAAAAAAAAGTTATTGTGAAAAATGCAATTTTAAAAGTAACTTTAGCGAACAATTTAATGTTTATCACATTGACGGGAATTTAACAAATTGCAAAATTAACAATCTGAAAACTATTTGTGCTAATTGTCAACGTATTTTGTATAAAGAGGGAGTAAAATGGAAGCAGGGAGATTTACTTCCAGATTTTTAACCTATAATAAATCCATATCCAGTTCCGCCTGCAACTGCTGTAGAAATTTCTTGTTCTAATTTTTCCATTTCTGCCTGCGCTTCGCTTTTTAATGCATCACCATTAAGTTGTCCTCCGCCTTGGGGACCTGCAATTGTAGCAAATTTAGATCTTGCTTCTCCGAGCATCATTTTACTAATTGCTAAAGCATAATCTCTAATCCATACTCTAGCCATATAATCACTTAAAAGCTGATCATCTGGTCTATAGTTATAGCATTCAAGTAACAGAGTTTCTTCTGCTCTAGGACGTTGTAATATGGTCAATATATGTCTTGTCCTATTCCAATTAAATTCTATAAAAGATCCAAACATCCTTCCTACAAGTTCTTGGAATTGACTGAAAAAATCGTAAGTTGCTAAACCGCCTAAATTAGAACTAGCAAGTAAGTAGGTGTTAGTGTATGCTAGGTTAAATGGTTCAAATATGCTTCCACCGTCACCTCCGCCTGTTCGAGAGCCTATACTACGTCTAAATATTCGTCTTACCTCTAAAATTTCTTTTGGAAGGGTATAGGTATTCTGATCTACTATTGTTGGCATAAAAAAATAACTCTCTTCTGTGCTATTTTCATTACGCTGCCGATATCTTGATAATGCTTTGTCTAATGCAGTTTCATAATGTACAGGATCAAGCTCTACATCTACCATTCCACCACCTAACATGTTGTGAATGTAATCATAAACTTCTTGTCTTAACGTAGCTAATTCAGTCATATTCTTAGGTCTCCTATTGTATTTATCGACGATAAATACAATATGCCTAGAATATCTTTATACAAACCTACAAAAGGTAATGATTACAATTTTATAGATGCAAGAATTTTTGAAATGTTTACTGTTGGTGGCACTGATGTAAATATCCACAAATATTTAGGACCAAAAAATCCAACTGTTGAAGATGCAACCGCAGATATTCCTCATTATGATGTTATAGCTGAAACTAACATTCAAGATTTGTTATTTTTAGAAAATAGAGACAGGAAATATGATGAAAATATTTACACTATACGTGGAATTTACAATGTTCAAGACATTGATTTTAATCTAAGCCAATTTGGGTTGTTTTTAAATAATGATACACTCTTTATGACTATACATATTAATAGCTCAGTAAAAACACTAGGTAGAAAAATAATGAGCGGAGATGTCCTTGAATTACCGCATATGAAAGACGAATATGCTGCAAATAGTCTTCATGTAGCTTTGAAAAGTTATTATGTTGTTGAAGAAGTAAGTAGAGCTTCAGAAGGATATAGTCCAACATGGTATCCTCATTTATATAGGTTGAAATGTAAGCAGATAGTAGATAGTCAAGAATTTAAAGATATTTTGAATTTGCCAATGGACGAAGAAGTGCCGGCAGCTGGTAGTTTACGAGATTTATTATCAACTTATGAAAAAGATATGCAGGTAAATGCTGCAATTATATCACAAGCAGAAGAAGATGCTCCGTTAAGCGGATATGATATTTCTCATTTTTTTACAGTTGCATATAGAGAAGATGGTTCAGTTGATATAGTAACTGTTGATATTACTACATTAGATGCAAGCACCGTAAACGAATTTGCTGATAGGGTTATGCAAACTCCTACAAAATCAGGATATGACGGGTATATAATTGGAGATGGACTGCCGCCAAACGGAGAACTATTTGGACATGGGGTGTTATTTCCAGAAGGTAGTGCTCCAGGAGATTATTTTTTAAGAACAGATATGAAACCAAATAGACTTTTTAGATTTGATGGAAGAAGATGGCAGAAAATGGAAGATATACAACGGCATACCTTATCTAACGTAGATGATCGGGCAACATTGAGATACTCATTTGTAAATAACACAAATACTACAACTGTAGATAATGAAACTGTTCCGGAAAGGCAAAGTTTGAGCAAAGCATTAAGGGCAAAAACAGATAATATTTAAGGATCTTTATGCAACATTTTTACGACGGTCAAATTAGAAAATATGTTACACAAGTCATAAGACTCTTAAGTAATTTTAAAGTCAAAGATATTGACAATGAGTATAGAGATGTTCCTTGTGTGTATGGAGATTTAAGTAGACAAGTTGGATCAATTTTAAAAGACAATTCTGAATTAAAAATTATAGGAGTCCCTAAAATTAGTGTTTATATT